CAGACGGAGTGTAACTGTATCAGAAACCCACTCATCAAATTTATTATCTGACCACCAATCAATATTTTCAGTTGGATCAGATGAATCAATCCAAATGAAATACATAATTCCTTCATGTGCAAATTGAATAAAATTGTCTGTTTTTGGTTGATTCTCTCCAATTTTTAATCTTTTATCGGTTGTTTGTTTAAGCGTGTCATAGTGCATACTTGGAATTAAATCGAATCCTCTAAAATAACATTTGTATTTTTTCGTTAGACCATTGGTTATCAATTCCAATTGTGCATCAATATCTTGACAAACTAAATGGTTTGGTATGAATTTACGATAAATGAAATCACAACCATACGTAATATGTTTTTTGAAAAGATTGAAATCTGAAATAGATTTTGATTGACCATTCCCTATCACTATAATCATTGCAGTCTCACTGGAAAATTATCACTACAAACAAAAAAAGGGAGCAGATTTCTCTACTCCCTTTCTGAAATCCTACTATATGTAGGTCAAGAATTACATCAAGTTGGTAATTGCAGCTTTTCTGTAATATACATTCAGGTGAGGATTAGTTCCAAGAACACCTGTCATACGACCAGTTGAAGCACTTGCATTTTCTGCAAATGGGTTTGCAACCAGACCATAACGTGTTTTGAAAGCAATCTGTGGTTGAAAACTAGAACTATCAACCGCACGAACCATTTGCAACGGAACGTATGGGCAATAGAAAATTCCAGCATCCATCGGTGAATCACCTTTATAACCTACACAATAAAATTCTTGTGCATTCGCATCAGCATATGGATCAACATATACTTTATACCGACCATTAAGAACTCCGGCAAAAGTTGAAGATGCGGTATCTGTATTCAGATCTGTGCTCATTGCAGGAGCATAATCCAACATACCGGCCATTTGAAGAGCAGAGGCTACATCAGATGAAGTCATCAGAATGTTTCCTTTTCCTCTTCGTGTGTCTTTACCAATACCGTTTGCATCTTTTTCAATCTGCATCATCAGACCTTTGAACTTTTCAACCATCCAACGTCCATTGGAATCAGTATCAAGATCAAAAAGACCAGCAGTAGTTGTCCCAACTTGGGCACCAACTGCAGCGTTGATATAAATCTTACGAACAACCTCACGGTTGATTTCTGCAAGAATTTCCATAGACAGAATGTTAGCAAGTTCTGCTTCTGCATCCAGACCATGAACTGCACGAAGGTCTTGTGCGAGTTCCATTGAATAGGAACCTTTCAGGGCACGTGTACCAGCGGCGATTGAAATCTTCTCAATCGAGAAGGACATTTCACCAGCAATATCGCCCTCACCACCGTCTGTTTCCAGAGCACTTGATGCGCCATATTCTGAACCAGTTTGTCCAGTACCATCATTAGCAGTGATCAAAAGACCAGGCGTAGTAACAGTATCACCTGCACCTGTTGTACCAGACTCATTTGTAACTGAGTCAACATTGACTCCGGGCATTTCTGCACCTGTCATTGAATTGACTCTACTCTTGAGAGCAAAAATCAATCCAGTTGGGCCGGACATAGGTTGAACACCACAAACATCGTATGCTACGAGTTGAGGCATTGCACGCCGAACCATTGAGATCAAAACTGGATCTGCAAAGTCAGCGCTAACGTGTACGGGATTTCCTGCTACACCACCTAATGATGGGTTAGTAGATGTTAATCCCATAGTTGTAGTAGCCGCGGCCTCCATCAAGAGTCCACTACCAGTTTGATCTTGAGTATATTGTTTTTCAACATTTTCAAGACATATAGCGGTGACAGCTCTACGATATGGATCGTTGATCTTAGGAAGATCTGGATGATCCAATACTGGCGCCCACTTTTTATTAATTGTTTCTGAGAGTTGCATTTTTAAAACTCCTTAAATTGTTTAAAAAACTTAAAAATTATTATTTACGAGCAATAGCTTTACTATATGCTTCCATGATGTTATTCATCTCTGGAGTTTCCTCCACTTCTGATACATCACTTTCTTGATCAACATTTTCATCTTGTTTAGTTTGATTCGGGAAATAACTTTCCTTAATCGTGGTAATTTTGTTCTCAAAATCATCTGCATCATCTTCGTAAGAAACACCTTCTACGAGAGACTTCATCTTTTCAGATTGTGTATCTGCAAGATCTTCGCAAACTTCTTCTAAAATTTTATTTTTGCGATATTCGTTGAGTTCACTAGTAACTTGAACGTTATCATCAATTTGAGAATTTAATTTTTCTTCAAGTTCCTCAACCTTGTCGTAAAGGCTTTCAACGATGTCAACTTTTTCGTCTGGAACTTCAATATAATGTTCAGTAAAGAGATCTTTAAGACCTGTCATGAACTCTTCGGTAAGTTCACTTTTCAATGAACTATCAAGTGCAAGTTCGTTCTCTTTCATCCACTCTTCAACTACGAAGTTGAGATAACCATCGACTTTATCGGCCAATTCGTCACGGAATGAAACAATCTCTTCTTGAAGATTTGTTTGATACTCTTTTTCGAGATCATCAATCTTTTTGGTTGCAATTTCCATTACTTTCTGATGTACTGCCGCTTCAAAGATAGTGGAAGCTTTAGTCTTAAACTCATCGGAGAGTTCTTCCCCTTCTACCAATGCATCAATATCTTCTTTGACATTAATTTCTGGCACGGAAATTTTAATTTTCTTTTTCTTTTTACCAATAGCAACCTTATCACCCTCGGGCGATGCGGTTTCGGGATCTTCTCCACCAAGGTCATCAACGCTCAGTGATGCTTCTGCAACATCCATCAGTTCTTTCCATTTAGTAGAAACTTCTTCTTTCTTCATGCCGTTGACTTTATCGAAAAGGGCCTTAATCATAGCGGCTTTAGTTACAGGGATTTTAATTTCTTCTTTTTTCACAGATTCTTCCTCGTCATCATCATCATCATCATCATCCTCGTCATCATCATCCTCGTCATCATCTTTACCTTTTTTCTTATCAATTGCTTTTTGTAGTGCAGGAGGCAATTCACCTTCCTTCACTTCTTCTTGTTCTGGAGCTTCAACAAGTTCTTCTTGTTCAGTTTCTTCCAGAACTTCTTCGTTAGTATTTTCCATAGACATTGAAACTCCTAAAAGTTATAGTAATTTATACTGTTAATATTTATAAAATCATAGTTTTGACAATAAATTTTTGAACTCGTTCAATTTTACTTCCTCAAGTTCTCTGGAAGAGGCTTTTAGGATATTATTCCTTGCCCGTTCTATATCTTGTTCTCGCAAAAGACCATTATCCCAAATCCATTCTTTTCCTTCCATGATGCCTTCAACAAAAGCGCCAGGAGCAGAAGGATCTGCGACAATATCAGCTGCGGTTGCAAGATAGAAATCTTTTTGTACAATCTGAGAATTATTCGTATCTGGTTTTAATGTTCCCATTCCCCTTGAAGAAACACCTAACCTTGCACCCTCATCGATCAAACTCTTAACAATTTGACCATTTGGTGTACTCAAAATCTTTGCTCGTCCAACAAAATTCTTTCCTTCCTTCACTAAGGAAGTGATCATATGTGATGTACGATCTAAATTGACTGTCGGGCCGTCAGGATGTCCAAGTTCTCCAAATGCACGTTTTGGGTCTACATATTCCTTGACATATCGGTTGACTTCTTTTTCAAGAATATCTAACGGATAAATTCTCCCATTTTTGTTCTTTTTTTCCGACTGCATGAAAATGCCTTCGATAAAGTACTGCTTGGGTTTATCTGAACCTTCTTCTTCAATAAATTCATAATTTACAGATTCTTGTAATTCGCAAATTAATTTCATTTGTCTGTCCTATTTTGCGTTACTGAATGCAAAATCCAAGATTTTTAAGAAAGATTTTGTATCTTTGTTCATATTATCTTGCATTTTTTTCTTGTTAGAACTATTTAGTGAATCAAAAGTTTTTAGTATTACTTTTGCAGATTCGGGGTCAATTGGAACCGAAGTACCACTTTTAAACTTAATCTCCTGCTCTATTTTCTTTTTTACAATAGATCTCAATTGATCTACAACATCTTCCGTCAAAGGTTTTTCTGATCGTATTACCTCTTCTACTTTTCTCTCTTTTACAGGAAAACCTATTGATTTTCTAAATTCTTTATATGTTTTCATCAAATTCCAGAAGAAGCAATTACAGTATATGTTCCATTTGTTACATTTGCCAATATAAATTGATCCGTATCTTTATGAATAACGGTCAATGAAGCTGCTGGTACAGTAACAGAACCTTGAACTGTTCCATTGGTTCCTCCTTCAGTTCCATCATTTTTAACTACTGAAATAATTGAAATAGCTGATGCGTAAACTGCAACCGCTGTTGCTTTACCCAAACTCAATTCTGTAGCGGTTGTGGCAGTTTTTGCAGCTAATAGTTTCATTGTGTCTCCGTTGTTTCTGGTTCTGGTTCAGTTTGAACCTCAACTTCTGGTTCTTCGATTGAAATTTCTTCTTTATCCGAAAACATTCTGGCAGAAACTTCTCGTTTTTTGGTTTCTAGTCCGTCTACCACTTTATTTGTAATTATTTGATCAAATGCATCGTGAACCTGTGTAGGTTTACTTTGCATTGAATAATCTATAATATCTACTGTTTTAAAATCTCGTTGTGCTACTTGTTCTGCCATTTTTATCTCCAAAAATTATCTATTAATATTTATAAACTTTTAAAGGTGTAAACCCCTAATATTCTTCTTCTCCACCTTCTTCTTCACCTCCACCCTCTTCTTCTGCTTCTTTTGCAATCAATTCATCTTGTTTTTCAATTTCTGATGCTGTTTGTTTGAGAATATTTGCTCGAAACCATTCTTGAGAATAATACTTCCCAACATAATCTTCCATGTTTCTTGCAAGATCTACACGTTGAGACATGGTTTCTTGATGTTTAAAT